AAAAGATTTATGATGATTTAATAGATGAAATGAACAAAAATAATTTTATTATAATTAGTTAAGTATTTAATATATTCAAAAGTATAAAAAATTGAATTATTTAATATAAATTAAATATAAATATAAATTAAATACAAAATGCAAGAGTGGTCACCCGAATTAAACCGTATGCTTTCAACAATGGAAACACGTGAAAACCGTCAATCATCATCGTCTTATAAAGCAAAATTTCTATATTATTTTGGTTGTTTAAAAATGGAAAAAAGTTTATCTATAGAAGACATAACTGGTAGTTCACCTTCAGAATATGTAGATAATCCGATTAAAAGTGATTACCATAATATGAATAACTAATTATTTTATCTTTATTTAAAATCATATAAAAATAAAATAATATTATAAAAAGACAATAATGAATCAAAATACAGGTTTAAAGAGAAACCTTATTGATAAATATTATACTTCAAATGAAGCTGTAAATACATGTATTGAATTAATAAAAGATAATATTATAATTAATAATAATGATTTAGCGATTGAACCTAGCGCAGGTAATGGTTCATTTATTAATGGGATTAAATCTTTATTTTTTAATTATAAATTTTATGATTTAGAACCAGAAAATAGTGAAATTACACAACAAAATTATTTAGATTTTAATTTTAATAAAATGATTAATAATTATGATAAAATACATATAATTGGAAATCCACCATTCGGTAGACAATCGTCATTAGCTATACAATTTATAAAAAAATCAGCAGAATATTGTGATAGTATTTCATTTATATTACCAAAAAGTTTTAAAAAGGATAGTTTAAAAAAGTCTTTTCCTTTAAATTTTCATTTAGAATGTGAATATGATTTACCTAAGAATTCATTTATTGTAGATAATAAATCATATGATGTTCCATGTGTATTTCAAATTTGGATTAAAAAAGATCATTTGAGAACTGTTCCTGATAAACTTGAACCTTCAGGATATAAATTTGTAAATAAAGACGTCGAACATGATATATCATTTAGACGTGTCGGTGTTTATGCTGGGAAAATAGATAAAAATAATCAAGATAAATCTGTTCAATCTCATTACTTTATTAAGTTTAATTTTAGATTAACTGATGAAATTTTTGATACTTTGTCTACTATTAATTATAATTGTAAAAATAATACAGTAGGTCCAAAATCAATTTCAAAACAAGAATTAATTGAAGAATTTAATAAAAGCATAACAAATAGTTCCCATCATATATAAAATTGAAATGACAATATTAGCGGAAAATTTAATTATATTCGGCGTAGGTATAATAATATTAGCATATGTATGGACTTGGCTATATAATAACAAGTGACTAATATAAAAAATTGATATTATATTATATATTTAAATATAATATCAAAATGGAAGACTTAAGCAATCCAGAAAGTGAACTCTATAAAAAAACATTAGAAAAACAAAAACTATATATTAATACCAGACTTGGCACAATAAAAAACAGATATATTGATGATGATATGGGTTGTTGTGGCGAAAAAGAAGTAATTGCTAAACATTTAAATCAAGGTTCCGCACAAAATCTGGTACAAACATTCTTTACTTTTAATGCTACAAAATGTGTTATATGCAAGGGAAAAAAAGGAGAAAATAGTATAAGACAGCTTGAAAGAGCACATTGTAATATTTATTCGCGATATGATTTGCTAATGATGGCAATAAATAATTTATATATTGATAATAATACCCCCATAAGATCAGGAGATATTCTAAAATTATTTATACAAAATCATGAAATATGTCCAATTTACATGTTATGTAATCTTTGTCATAATAAATATGATAATTAAATATTTTTATTTGATAGTAAGATAGTTAATATATTATATTTTTATCAATTGAACATCGTTTTTTTGTCTTACCGCCAATAAATTTAAATTTTTGAACACATATATAATTTTTTGTATCACATTCAGGTTTATCTAAAGTACAATCTGAATCAGAATTACAAGATTTAAAATATACCTTTTTTGATTTGGTGCCTCCACGTTTTGAACGGGTTTTTCTTTTACTTCCAATTTTCTTAGAGAGAGATTTTCTTTTACTTCCAATTTTCTTAGAGAGAGATTTTCTTTTTTTGTTTGATAAAACCATTATATATTACACTGACAAAAAATAATTATATAGTTCTCAATTGAAGACCGGTTCTTCTTTTTTTACCGCCTTTTGTCTTTCTATTTCTTTATTCCATACTTTACTATTATAGTCACCCAATTTTCTTGTATATTCTGTTTTTTCTTCACTTTCGACACCATCCTTTTGTTCCCAATTTATTAATTCGGCAACTTCATATTTTAATTGTTCTTCGTTCAGTTCTTTTTCTACCTCTTTTTTTTTTATTACCTCTGTTTTAGCTTCAATCGCTAAAATCTGGTGTTCAGCATTATCTCTTTCTTCTGTGAAATATTCAATTACTTCAATATAAATTTCTCGTTGTCTTCTTTTATAACCTTCAATTGTTCTATCACCTTTATCTGTATGTAGAAGAAATGCTCTGAGTGGAAACTTTGTAAATTCATATGGGTCTTCTGATGGTTTTGGTAATTCTTCAGTCGCTTCTTGAACATCTAAAATAGCTCTTTCTAAACCTAATTCTGGATTTTCGACTGGTGTAGCTAAATAATGTTCTGGGTTTTCATTTATAAATTGATACATAAGTATTTTATTTAATAACAGACCATGCCACTCACTATTGGTTCCTATAGTGGAGTTCATAAGGTCTTGTTCGTAATCTCCTGAAGGTATTTTTTTATTTGATTTCAGGTATTCATTTAGAGTTTTTTCATTAAATTTAGTCCCTCTATGTGCCTTACTGTATAATGCTGTATTCAATGATTGTATATCAATTGAACCATCAATTTCCTTTATCAAATTGTTCAATTCAACGTCAGTCTGCTTATCTAGTAATATTAGAAGTAATATTAGAGCTTTACCGTAAGAATTTATTTTATCTAATTCACATTTTTCATAGCTAAACGAAAATCTACTTATTTGGCACGATGCTTTACCAGATTTTGTTAATTCGATTAATTTTTCAATAGCTTTTTTGTAATATTCTTGTTCAGAACCATCTTTTAGTGATGCTTTAATAACTAATTTTGATATTTCTTTTACTTTTATTTCAATTGCCTGTGATGGACTTTGAAAACCACCGGTTTTTTTCCTACGACGAAGAGATTTTTTACGAATTGGCTTTCGACCCTTTGTTTTACGTCTATATTGTGTCTTTTTCCCATTTTTACTAAATTTTCTAAGAGTTTTACCCATTTATATATTATTGATATAATATTAAAAATAATATAATTTAAAAACAAATGGATATATTTAATTATAATGCCGAATGTTTGTAATAATGATTTAACTATTACTTCCCGTTCTGAGAATGATATTATAGATATTTTACAAGAACTCCTTAAAGAAATACCAAATCTTGATGTAAAATTAAATCGAAAATTTGGTATAAAAGTTAATTTTATAACTGCTTGGAAACCTCTTTTTCAATTTACTGAAACACTTATTAATAAATATCCATCTATATGGATAAAAAATGAATGGATTGTTGAAGATGGGACTTCGGGGATTTTTGTAGGTAAAAAAAATAATATTAAATATATGGATTGGGAAGACCTTTCTAATGAAGATGCTAATTTTTTCTTTGCTTGATACTAATTCCAAATTTGGTCCCTTTCGATAAACATACATTTTTCCAGTAATAATATTATATAAATGAAGTAAAGAAAAATTGTATATAATATATAATATATGTCTGATTTTATTATAGTTTCTTTGTTTATACTAGGGGTATTGGGGTGTTGTCTTTCTTGTCATTTGTTGATAGAATTTGAGTGTTGTGATTGTTTTTTGAAATCGAATAATGTAGTTCCAGATTCAGAGATTGAGATTCCTATTGAGAATCCTGTAATTCCGTCTTCATTTTAATTTTTACACTTTTTATTATCAGCTTTATTGTCTAATTTATACACCTTGTCTTGTATCAATCGTATTTCATGTAATATTCTTTGAGTTAAAATATTTGAATCGGGTGTAGATTCGCCTATAGGTTTTGGTGGTTTTAACTGATATAAATAAAAAACATATAATAATCCTATTAACAAGTTATTTTCCATATATTCATGACATTTAATAAAAAGTTCATTACTATTAGCTCTATCGTGGGTTTTGTCTGGGTGACATTTTAATACAATCATTTTATAACATTTTTTTATATATTTATTAATCATTTCGTCATGTTCTGATAAAGGTTTAGTTGGGTTATTATCATCCACTTCAATATCATCCTTTTCTGATTTTAATTTTTCATCAGTTTCAGTAGTAGGGGATTTATCTAAATTCATTTTAACTTCAGTGGTATTATTGGATAGATCATTATTAGACTTGTCAGTATCAGCGGATTTATTCATATAATTAAATAAGAACGTAAAAAAAGTATCATCTTCTTTGTAATTATTTTCATGAGTAGCATAATTTCCTAGTAATTCTTCATAATGGTCCATAATTTGAAAAATTTTATATAATATATTTGTTGGTTCTTCCATCTAATATATTATTACATAATAATAATATTCATTCATATTGTTATTGTATGTGTATATTTTTTATAACTTTCAATAAAGTATTCATATTTGCCGCATTTTTTTATTATTGGTTATTGGGGTATACGAATGAAAACGCCATATTGTTATGTTGAATATTTTCACGTATATATCTTGTTAATTTGAACGGAGTAATACCCAGAGTAGCACTAGCACTATTTATACTCGGATATATAATTTCACTTTCGTCTTCTAAGTTTGCTACCTTTACTGTATATGATTTTAATTTTGTATCTGTTGCATGTTGTATATTTGATGGTTGTTTTTGACAAACTTTATTATGTTTTTTCAAACATCTTTCAAACATTTCTTTATAACAATGGGGACATTTTACTCTTTCTGTAGATTGTCTTGCCTTTATTAATTGGTATACGTGTTTGTGTTTTGCCTTTTTTTCTTCTGGGGATAGACTTGCGTGTTTATCCCTCTTTTTTTTTAAGTTTGCCTCTTTATTTTTGTTAAAGTTGTCTTTTACTTCTTGTTTAATTCGGTCTTTATTATTTTCATAATGACCTGCTCGTTGAACTTTAATTTCATCCTTATTTTCTACTTGATACTTTTTATTATATTTATCTGCTTCTTCCTTTTTTGTTTCAAGTGAAACATATGCTCGTTGATGATTAATACGTTCAGGGTATTTATCCATCCAAAATTGTTCTAATTTTTGTAAATCTAAATCATTTATTTCTTCTCTTTCTTCCAATATAGAGAACTCATAATCACATCTTTCTGTAATTTGTTTGGATTTTACATGTTTAATACTTTTATAGCATTTATGGTTGTATTTTCGTTGTGTATAATCTCTTGAACTACCAATATATTTTTCATCAGTTTTATTACATTTTAATAAATAAATTACGCCCCCTTTTTTTTCTATTTGTTTTCTTTTATTTGAATAAGCAGTTGCTTTATTAATACACATTTCATCATTATCTATATAGGATTGTTCACATTTTCGTAATTCTAATCTTGAAATATTATCAAATGTCTTAATTTTTGTGAAAGTAAAATTACCTCTCTCTATAATTTTTGCTGAGCATGTATCATTATCTTTATTACGACGATGTTTTTTGTCTCGTTTTTCAATATTCATAGATGAACCGTAATATGTTTCATTCGTGTTATTACACTTATACTGATAAATTCCTTTACTCATTTGATAATATATACTTAATTATATTTAATATTTAAAAATATATCAATTTTTTATTCCACATTTTCACCCAAGTCTTCATATTTGCCCCCTTTCGATAATTTTTTTATTATTATTTGGTTTTTATAAATTATTAATATCACCTGGCATATATATTATAATATATTTTTTAATTTGCGTCGTTTAATTTCATAATTAAAATCATTTTTTGTTAATTTATAACCCCAATGTAGTAAAACTTGTCTAATTTTAGGACTAATAGAATCATCATTCCAATTCGAATTATTTTTAATAATTAGAGTAACTAAAAATCTCATAAAACGACCTTTTTTGCCAGCTAATTTTTGCCATCTTGAAATTTGTCTTTCATCGTCAAAACAACGTTTACCTGTATAAAAATCACAATACCATTCTACCCATCCATAAGGATGAATTGATTTTATCCATTTTTTTTCTTCCCAAAATTCTAATGTAGTACCGACCTTTACCTTATATTTATTGATGTTAATATCATAATTATCCCAATCAGATATAAGCCAATTATCCGGAATATCTTTCCACCAAGAATCCGGATATTTTTTATGTCTATTCTTATAGTTGGTATCATTAATAGATGAATAAATTGGTCTCCAATATGTTCCGCCGAAACTACCTAACGTAAACATTTCTTTAGGTGTTAAATTTGGCAAAAAATCGGGAAAATCTTTAAAATGAATTTTATTATCTTTAAAAATTGGTTTTATTATTTTTTTTGTTTTTGAACCACCTAAATTATAAAAATTATCTACTCGACCCTTTTTATATTTTACAGTTCTTGCTTTTTTAATTTGTTTATCAGTTAATTCATTATGAGTAGTAGGTGTATTTTCAGTAATTTTAATAGAAGGTCGATATATATCATTTTTAAATTTATATCCTACTTCACCTCGTTGATTTATCCATTTTTCATCAAACCAACGTTTCAATCCTTTTTTTCTGGTTTTATTACCTTTATATGGAGATTTGTTATTACCATATTTATTGTAAAAGCTATTTTTATATTTTTTCACTAAAATACCACTTCGATAAGCGGAATGAATGGGAATATCCTTATAAACAGATTTTTTAATCTCATTATATAATTTTAAATCATTTGGTTCTGGCATATAATATATTATATTATATTATAAAATTAACTAAAACAACAACAAAAATTATAAATAGAATATGCGGGTTCTATATAAAAAGTTCTTTGTTTATTAATCATATCATAAGTATATATTGCTTGTTCCTTCCCATTATTTAAAATACAATTTTTCACAAAAACTGTAGATGTGCCGGTATGAATTGCGTTTCTAATAGAAACAATTTCAAATTTTCTAGAAGTATCCGGTTTTAATTTTTCCCCATGATATTTTTTAATAAAAATATGATGACCTACTTCAAATGAAGTATCTTGGTTAAATATATATTTATTGTTCATTATATTATATATTATATATAATATATAATAAGAATGTTTATATCGTTAATTATAATAAGCCGATTCAAAAACAACATTATTAATATCATTATCAGAAATATTAATTAAACATTTTGGTTTTTCCTTAGCTACAACAGAAGATTTATCTTTAGGTTCAAAGATTAATTTCCAGTTATTACCAGTAGTATCCATATTAATATAATCATTTGAATTAATATTTAAAATTTTATAATTATTATTTTTATAAAAACGTTTTCTTTGAACCCATTGTTTTTGATACATATCATGTTGGTCAATAATATCAACAACGATAGGTTGGTTATGTTTAGTTCTTAAAATACGTCCAACAGATTGAGTAATTTCAGTTTTGGGAGTAACCATAATAAGTGTAGATAAAGTTTTAATATCTAACGCTTCAGCAGCCATAGCGTAAGTAGCGAGGACAATTTGTTTAGATTCAGTTTCTTGTAAATCTTTAGGTTTCATGCCTCCAACATAATAACCAACAGTAGCAATATTTTGATGATTAATAGCATCATGTAGATAGGTAAGAACACACCTTTGGTGGGTTAAAATCATAATTTGTTTATTAACATTTTCATGTAACAGGTCAGCAATTAATTTAACAACAAAGGAGTTTCTAGAATTAAAATTACTTAATTTACTAAGCATGGTGCTATATTTAGGAGAGCCTCTATAATCATATTCTGTTTGATTAAAATCAGAATCATTAGAAATATAAGTAATCGATTTAACAACGACAGAGTCGTCATCTTGTCTTTTTTCTTCATAAATTTTGTTGCCGATAAACATGTATAACACTTTTGTTAATTTATCTTTCCTTTCAACAGTTGCTGAAATACCAAGCATATATGGAGTAACAATATTAAGTAATGTTTTAGAGAATTGTTCACTCCCGATCCGATGAACTTCATCTATAATAGTTAATCCAAAACTAGAAAACGTATTTTTCGGGTAATCTTTATTATATACGGTTTGAATCATCCCAATGACAATATCTTTATCTTTAATATCAAATTCAGAAGCTTGAATTTTACCAATACGTGCTGAAGGAACAAACTCTCGTATACGTTCAATCCATTGATTCATTAAAAATTCTTTATGAACAAGAATAATAGTTTTTTTTTGTAAAAGAGAAATAATTTTCAAAGCCATAACAGTTTTCCCTTTTCCGCACGGAACTTCAAGAATACCCCCATTCCCGTTAATATCTAAATTATTAATTGATATGGGAGATTTCACATAATTCATATAAACACTAACAATATTAGTTTGAAAATCACGAAGGTCTTTAACAAATGGAACATTTATATTATCCCCAGTAGTAATTTCATTTTTAATAGGTAAACCATAACGTTGAATACCAAAAAATCTAGGTAAAAAAATTTTACTAGAACTTTCTCTATATACGTAAAAAGCATTATTATCAGTATTACCGGTGACCCCGAAAATAACAGGTTTAACGTATAATTCTTTTTTTAAAAATTCAAGGTCATTTTCAGATAAAAATTTTTTAAGAATTGAATATCCCTTATGTCCAATATAAGAATTATTTTGTATAATTGTTTTATATTCATCAGTTAATTGTATAGTATTAAATGATTTAGGATTATTATTATAAAATTTCTTCATATAGTAATAAACATAATTGTTTTATATGATTATATAAAATAAATTATCGCATAGTATAATATATAATGAATCTTCCAAGTTTTATAGCAAAATATAGTCGATTGGAAATGGTAGTGGTAATAATGTCGTTATTATACATTGCGTTGCCAATAAAAACCCCAAAAGAATTAGCTTACTGTATTAACTCTACTGTAGGTTTAACCGCTCTATTTGCGTCCTTATTATATTTATGTAGTAAATGTGATATGTATTTGACTGCTTTAATGGTGTATGTAGTATATGTCTTAGTAAATAGAAGTTGTGAAGCAAGCAAGCAAGTAGATGAAGTAGTTAAAGTAAGAAATACAGAAAAAGCAAAGAAAGCAAAAATGGTTGCAATGAACCCTACAAAAGAAGAAACATTAGAAGAAGAAATGGTCGATAAATTAGCCCCTATCGGTAAAAGCGATTTAAAAACATATTTAATGACTAGTTATAGTCCCGTAGTAAACGATACTAAAGGAGCATCAGTCGTATAAATTTATATTTATAATTATAATAAATATAAATTTTATAAATTAATCTTTTAATCTTTTAATGACATAATAAGAGGAACAATAACTAAACAAATAAATGAACCCGTCCATATAAAGTCGCCAATAATAGAACCGATATTTGGTTTATCGTCAATTAAAAAGTATCTAGAAAAATAAAAGATTAAATAACTAACTATAAGTGCACCAATGAAACCTTTCATTTTTGGGAATAAAGAAGCGTATAAACCAGCAGCAAATGTAATCGCCGAAAAAATATTAAAAGTTAAAGTTTCATTAATAGTATCACTATAAAGACCAGCACTACCCGCGTCATCGCCTTTAGTTGTCATAAAATCCTTACTTGTTTTTTTCCCCTGTATAAGAGCAAAAAATAAACCATAAAATAATGTTAAGAATCCAACGATCGGCCATATATAGGGATTTTTCTCAATATTAACATTAATAATTAATGACCATGTAAATACAAAATAAAGAAGACTAATAACCAGGTCAGCGAATCGAATTGTTTCATGTTTATTATAATTAGATTTATTCGTTTTATCAATAATTGTATGTTTATATGTAGCCGGTATAAAGAGGTAAGAACAAACAGTAATCATTAAAAAAAACATAAAATACATTGCACTTTTAAAAAACTCAATTTTAACCTTTTGATTCGTATATTCTCCTTCAACTGGAACATTGTAAGTTTGTATATTTTCATCACTTTCCCCCACCGGAGTGCAATCAATATAAATTTCATCTTCAAACCCTTCGATATTAGAAAATCCTTCTCTATCATTGACTTCAATGTATTTTGGAGTTAATGGTGCGCTTACATTAAATAGGTCTGTTTGAATAGAAAGATTTTTAAAGAATTCTGCCGATTTTTCATTAACCGTAATAGGAATATCATAAATATAAATATGATTATTTTTACCTTTATGTTTGTCAATATAGTTAATAGTTTTATTTTGTTTGGGAATGACCTCATTTAAGTCAATATTATATTCGAGTTCTTTTGAATTATTATTAATAAAATGTATAAATTTATCTAAATTATTAGACTTTTGGTCCATATCTAATTTAACCAGAAAACACGCGTAAACAATATCATCTTGAGAGTTTGAATTTTTATGTTCAATAACAATTTCTCCAATAATTTTATTATTATTAGTAAGGTCCTTAATATTATTATGTAATAATCCATAAAAATATATATTATTAGAGTTAAAATTAGAAGGAGTTATAGAACTATCAATAAAGTTTGGTTCTTTACTAAAA